TTTATAAAAAGATTCTTATCAATTTTATCTGAGAGAGTTCTATCCTCCAAACCAGGGAGAACTTGATGTTTTACTTTATTAAAAAACTTAGATAAAAACTCTATACTTAAGTTTTCAACAGTTGCGTCTGCTTTATGTAAAACTGCCCTTGTTTCTGCAAAAGAAAATACTTCTCTAGACTTTTCTTTTACATATCCAGTAAAACCACGGATACATCCTGTAAAACTAAAACTATTCTTTCCAGTATATGTGATAATTTCATCATCAATACGAATTAATCCATATTGATCGGGAAATCCATTTGTATTGCCGACAAATATTGTTCTTTCATACTGATTAATATCACTTCTTAACGTAGTTGATTTGACAATATTGGCATTATTGTTCAGTTTGATATAACGATCAATATTTTGAATTAAATCGACCGGTGCTCCCTGAAATTCTTGCGAGAGATAGTATTGGGATAAAAATTCACCCAAAAGAGGAAATTCGTCCCGAATATATTCGGGAAGTTGGCTCTTTACAATTGTCTGGAAAGGAATTCTAGTCTGTGTCATTTTATGGTTTTACCAACAAACCTCTATTTGAATCGTAACTGGAAGAAACGATATATGTTGATGCAGATGGATCAGATCCAGATGCAATCGGATCAACCACCATCTCAAACAAACTACTATTAATATCTAATTGCAAGTACAAGTCCTGAAGACCAATCGTATCATTTGATTGCGGTACTGCAACAATCTGAATAACAGATTGTCCATCAATAACTTTTTGAGTTGATTGAATGTTGATCGGATTTAAAGTAATTACTCCCTTTACATAATCAATTCTTCCAACATTTCTTCTTAAAATTGTTGGATCTTGAGCTTGAGGGTTTCCAAGAGAGAATAAGAATAAATTTCCCGATTGTCTATTAGTATTTGGAATATCTCCTAGATATACATTTTGTGGAATTCCAGCAACTCTAAATGCACTTGAACGAATATTGTAACCACTCATCTTCTGAATATGGAATTGGTTACCAAACCCTACCTGATACTCTGCAAGGGTGTTAAGGGCAGCCCTAACGTCTCTACGCATCGATACAGTGGTGATATTAGATGTAATAGATTCGTGACTCTCGTCAATAATTTTTAGGAATTTACTATATTTGAACCTAGCACCATACTTATTGAGTTCAGTTGATTCTGCATAATTAATTGCATTATTCTGAATCGCTGTTGCAACATCAGCAGAAGATGTTGCTTGATTTGAGTTATAGTAAATCTTCGACGTTACTTCAATATAGAGATATTTGAGATCCAGGATTTCAGGAACGATTCCTGCAACCGCATATTTCTTCAAATCTCTCTTAATATTTTCCTTTACCAAATTAGGGAGAAATTCTCCAGTTCTTGGTTTAATACTAATGAAAACTTTTCCATATTGTGGAGGAATTAACTCTTCTCCACCAAATACAGAGATAGATTCAGTTTCTGGATAGATCTTTGCTGGAATCAAAGTTTCATAATCATTTGCAGTGAGTGCTCTATTCTGTGATGCATAGATTCTAGGTGCGAATTTTTTAATAGAATCTACTTTTTCAATAACATCACCACCACCAGCAGCAATATCAGTGGAAAGAAGAGAAATACCCTGAGAAATGGTGTATGTGATAGCATTTCTTACATAAGTCATTCTTCCATTGAAAGTAAAGTTGTTTATTCCATTGGAAGATCCACCAGTTGTGGTCAAATAATTGATAGTTATCAGATTTCCTTCACTTAATGCCTTACCAAAGATTCCATCACCAAAAATAAGTTCATATCTTTCGTCTTCTACCTCTTGTAAGAAATATACTTGTGATGTAGAGTTAATATCAAAGAGGCTATCTTGTTTTACATAGGTTTGTTTTGAACTACCACTGTTTGTTCCTACTTGAACACGAATTAAATCGGTGTCAATGCCAGCATTATTAAGTAAAATACGCTGATTTGGATTTCTTGAACTATATGTGTATGATTCTGTGAGATATGTACCTTCAAAAATCTTTACAGAATCAAATTCTGCCACTCCATCAATAACTGGTACTGTAATATCCTCCATAATAGAGAATATAAACGAATTTCCAGAAAAAGTACCGTTCGATGTTGCGATTGGCCCTTTGTTTAGGGTGATTGATGTTGGTGCGGGAACAATACCAGTAGTATTAACGATAAAACTGATAACAGCAGAAGATGCTTTTCTTGATCTTGGGTTGTATCCAATATTTCTTGCTAGTGCAACAACATTTTCTCTCAATGTTGCACTATCAATAAAACATTCATTCGACACCATATTAGCGTTATATGATGTCAAGTAAGTATTGTATGCCAGAATATCTAAAATACTTGACAGATTAGATCCTTCAAAGTCATAATCCGTAAAATTAGAATTATTCCTTAGATATTCTTTAAGGGTGGATTTTATCTGGGCAAAATCCAGATCTGCGTAATTTACTAGTGCCATTTATCGAGTTGATTCTAATACAAACTCTAACTTTTGTGCTGGTATATCAATTCCAACGATATTATAAATGACCGTTACGTTAAATCCATTATTATCAAAGTCTGGATCGACAATGACTTTGTTTAGATCAACTCTCGGTTCATAATTACGGATGGAGTTGTCAATCTCATCCCTGATTGTAAGTGCAGTGATGTTATCAATATTCTCAAATAGTGATTGGCTGATACGTGATCCAAAATCTGGATCAAAAAACTTTTCACCAGGGACAGTCATGACAATATTTCGGACAGATCTTGCGATAGCCGAAGCATTTTTAAGATCAACAACGTCATTTGTAAGAGGATTGCTCTTAAACGTTGCACTTATATCCTTAAAACCCTGACTGACCCTTTCTAGAGGCATTATTTATTGGTGATATATCATGTTCTTTCTTATTTATAGGGTCAAGACTCATTCATAAAGTGGTTCTGGAGCACTCTGAGTCTCAAACAACTCACTTTCTTGCTTTTTATTACGCTTTTTGGGTGTAAGATCGTCATTATTAATCTCACGAAGCATCTTTTGATGCTGATCATTAGCTAAATTGTCTAGAAAGTCATTCATTTTCAGATTCCTCGTCTTCGTTTTTACGTTCTTTTGCAGTTTTCCAAAAGTATTCATCTTCACGACCCATTCCAAGTCGATCAAATCCATTTTCAACCTGGTAGCACTGTGTTGATACCTTAAAATCAGGCATCTTTGGTTCAACAGGTGTCAAACTATTATCAAAAATACGCATTCTATTGTTTGGATAGAGTGCATACTGTCCATTATTAAGTGCAATTAAGTTATGAGACTTATGTTCAGCAGGATTTTCACTAGTAGCATAGTCAATCATATCACAATCCTGATGATAATTATCTATCGTACAGATGTATTCTCCTTTAATGATACCATGATCGCGAGTATAGCACTCAAAATCCATTGAACCAATAAACTGCTTAGTGATTGATACAACGCCGTAGTCCATACAATTCCAGAATTGTAGGTTAGGTAGGTTCATATCAGGTGAGGGAGTCTCAGGGTTCGCCACAAAGGCACTGATAGGTAGTTTATCATACATTGCAGCATACTCTGGTAAGTATGTCTCAAAATAAAAAGCACGTCCAGGTATCGATTTACACGATACCCAAACGCCCTTTACAAATTCACCATGACCAGATTGATGATCGGTGAGATATTCTTTACGAACCCATACCTCAATAGAAGGTAGATTACAAATTAATGCAGCCATAAAGTAACAAAATCGTTGTTACTATTTACCTTGTCCACGATAACGCTTTTTCTTATTGTTACCAGAGGATGCCGCATACTTAGTGTGCTTACCCATACCTTGACGAGTTTTTTTTGGTTTTGATTCGATCATCTGTTCACCAGAGATCCCAATTCTACCTCTTGCCATAATTAATTTTTCTCCTTGAGATTAATTTTACTTGGATCAATAGTACCCTCACCAGAAAAGAACTTCTCTGATAAGTCTTGTAGGACCTCTGCTGCATCTTCAAACGAGAGGTCGCTACAAATCAATTCATTATCATAATATAAGTTAAAACGAGACACGTTAGATTACGCGAGTTTTTTCGTGCCCAACGCGGATCCGGGGGTCACACCAGATCTCATAACCTGCCTCAATAGCATCAAGACAGAATGATACGTCTTCTCCACACATATCCTGAACAGATCCAGATTCAAAGACTTGCATCTTAGGAGCAAACCAAGGATACTTCATCTTAGAATCCTCAAAGACACCCTTCTTAATCATGACCCACCCAAAACCAGTGTAGTCAACAGTAAAGGGCTTACGACGCTTCTGAATAGACTCTACAGTCTCATGATTCATCACTCCACCATTCTTGCGGAAGTCATCTTCCTCTAACCAATGTGCGACAGAGGTTGTGTGTCCATCTTCAGTGGCATACCAACCTGAAGTAATGCCACGCTCTTCACCTTCTGCTGGAACAGAAAGATCACATAACTGCCAGAACTTGTTTGTGTCAAAGACAATATCCGAGTCAATCCATAGTTGATAATCATACTCTAACTTACCATCCCATGGAATTTGATCAGGTCCACGTAATACATTTGCACCAAGTACCTTACAACGTGCAAAGTTTACCATAGAACTATAGTCTTGACTGATCTGAATGGCCATACCATTCTGTACCATATCAAAACAAAGTTGTACAAAGTTCTTTAGAAAGATATATGATACTCCGCGTCCAGGTAGACAGAATACAATCGTCTTACCTCTCATACGTTCTTTGATAGCAGCAATATCCCACTCCTCAGTCTTTTGCTTCGTTGGAGTATTTGCTTTAACTGTAAATCCTTTTGCCATAAGTCTTAGTAACTCAATTCAATTATAGTATGGTCTATGTATTGTGTCAATAACTATCTTCACCTGCAGGTTCTGTAGTGGTATTACCACAATAACCACCGTGATACTTCAGTACTTCCTCATAAGAAAAATCAATGGGCGAATAATCAGTATGTAATAACCCTACCATTGCAGTTAATTCAGTCCATTTAATATTAAATTCTTCCTCTGTTAAATTGTTGTATATACATTCTCTCTTAGCATATATGTGAAAAATCTTTGTGTTGTTCATTTTACCTCCGGGATTTTTTTCTAGTTATCTAACTCGTAAGGGCATTATATATCAGAACAATAAAAAATCCAAGAGGTATTAATACCACCTTGGACATTGTTTTTGGATATCGAATACACCAACCTGCTAATACAACCTTCCAGAAATTCCAATACGGTGTTCTTTTCATATCCGGGAATTTTTTATGAGAGTGATATTTACAGATCGATTTGTCACCTCTGTAGGTTAGGGTAGTTAAGCGTTTTTATCACGCCCCCCGCGGCGCATAACAATAAACCGCATAATAACTGCCGATTGCTATACGCATACTCTAACAGACTACAGGGGCAAAGTCAAGCTCTGCCCCAGTGCGATTAGACGCCAAAGTAACAATCAGAATTGAGTTCTAATGTGTTAACTTTAGGGTCGCGGTACTTAACACCGTCAGGGGTTTCTAGGTCATTAAATGTACATGCTTCGAGTGCATCTACAAAGTCTGAATAATTACCAGCTTCGCTTGCTAAGTGATAAAGACCCTCATCATTACCGATCCACAGTGCAACGTTCCAAGTCTCGTAATTCGTCCAACCGTTGTAGGTGGTATCGGTGAGATTTGTCTGGTATGTTGTGGTCATGGTGGTTTGAGTAAGGGTCATACAACTGATACACTTTAGAGGCTACAGTTAGGTAACCTCTAAGTTTTTAACTATCAATCAGTCCTCAATGTTGAATCGCTGAGTGTTAGTCTCTTTGTTGTACGTAAGCATCAAAGACTTGAGTAACTTACCCGCACGATCGAATGATTTAACGATGCTTGAGTTAGCATTATCATAGAAGACAATCTGACCATGAAGACCCATAGCAGAGGCAACAGGATTGTCACGTGATTCCATACCCTTTGATGCCTGATTACGATCAAAAACTTTAACCTGTCCCTGATCAGAATAAGACTGCAAGTATTCATCCCAAGCAGGAAGAATTTCCTCAAGAGTGAATGGAACTCGCTTAGTAGGTTGATTAAGTTCAATGGCAGATTCCATAAGTTTCTTACCCTTACGGAACATCAAACGATCCTCACGTTCAGGAAGAATCGTCAGACCAAAATACTTAACCTGCTGTTCCCATACTGCAAAGAAATCAAGAGCAATTTGCTGGTCTTGAGCGACTGTCATGTGCGTGGGTGGTGCTTACATAACTGAGACACTTTACAGGCTACAGTAGTGCTTACTCTCCCTCTGTAAGTTACTCTGATATCATAACACTTTTATGGGAGACTGTCAATAATACCACGGAGATTTATGAGCAATCCTTATAGTGTGCTGCTGTCAAGTCCCGGAGAAACTTATATCGGGGGTCTTGACTTTTCTGCGAGAGTGTGATAAACTGCTCGCTAAGATCACTACTCTATGAGACATTTAAATCATCATAAGTATCATCCTAGAAGCATCATAAGTATCATTCAAACACATACTTTTCCACAGAACTATACCTTAATACACATATTATCACATACTTATCCACAGGGCTGTGGAGAACTCATATACATTTAAAATAACATTTAATTATATAAAAAAGACTAATCTTTATATATTCAAGCAAAAAGAGTGCCTTTTAGGGCACTCGTGGTGTTATTCAGTTGTTTTGACTAAGTATCAGTATAGTGCCTCAATTGCTTCTAGGATGAGAAGAATATCATTACCATTCTGTGCAGAATCAAGAGCAAGGAAGAGATCAGACTTAGACATAAAAAGTGTTAGATAGAGTTTAGTGAGTTTAAAGTCATCACTAGGACTATAAGATCTAAAGTATAATTAAGATCAGAACAATTGAATAGAATCGAGCATAGATTGATGCCCACTCTTTCTTAGTTTTAACCATCATGCGAAGATGAATCCATTCGTAAAATCATAGGTATTAAAGACTTTATTTTGTCCTGCCATTCCTACAAATTTATCAACATACCATTGAAAGTTTTTCTGATATACACACTCACCTTTGACACAGAAATAATCACATAAGGCATTCAATCTAGACTTAGTTGTTGTTGATTGATAACCTCCATCATAGATTGTCATGCTATCTTCATCAATAGTTGCAATTTGATTACCATGAAGATAAACAAAACTCACACCTTCAATTGTAATAACTTGAGTGTTCTTGAGTTTCCAGTCTTTGTTATTCTGGATTGCTTCACACATTTGTTTTTCGATCTTACGCATTTTGTTTTTTTAAGAGAGTTTTAGAAAAGATTTTTGTGAGTTTATCATCAGCAGTAGAGTTGCCAACTGACTCACTTAGGAGTGATGATTAGGTGTCCTGTGCCCCTCACATTACTAAGACACTTTAGAAGCTACAGTTAATCTATCTCTCCTCTAAGTTGTGCTACTTTAGCATCAGAATATGCACCGATAATAGTATAGATCATTTCACCACTAAGTCGATTCTCATCACAATAATACTCCACTGAATCTTCAATCAATTCAATCAGTTGTTGATGCTGTTCTTGAGTGATTTGCATGAGTAGTGTTCTTAGAATTGTTTGTTGATAAGTGATGATTTTTCAAGCGAATTTCGTTGCTCGCTAATAATCTCATAACTTACATACCATTCATAAATTCATGGAGTTCCTCATTGTATTGTTCTTCAGTATCAAACTGACGACCATGAATCACACAAGGAAATTCTTTCTTTTTTGATGCGACTTGCACATCTTGTTGATCATAACCCATTTCGATTAGGTTGTTTACATAAGGATTGTTTGTCATAATTTTTTGATAGTACGTTGGATAGTTTCGTTGCGGTCTTCAATGATTTGTACCATATTACTATCTAAAATTTCAATCATAAGATTTGCACCAAGAATAACAAATAGTGCCAGGAAGAAGATTCTCATTTTGTTTGGAAAAGTGTGAAGATTTTAGATGAAATGGAATCAGCAAGATTTGATTCTTCATTGCCATAATCAGCATAGTCATTCAGTGCTGATTCGATTGCATCCCATTCGGCATCAGTAAAGAATTCTTTGATGTTGTTCATTTGAGTTGTGTTCATACTACTGGTACACTTTAGAAGCTACAGTTACTCTACCTCAGGTCAGAGACTGTAATTTAACAACTTCAACCTCACTATCATCAACCTCAATAGATTTAATCACAAAATGAGGATTAAGTTGATTACAGGTAGCAACTGCATCTTCAGCAGTTGTTGTAAGATAAGACAAACAATCATTTCGAGTATATGGACGGATATGTTGACCATAAAGAAGGAATTTAGTTTCTTTCATAATGTAACTCAGTTGTAAGGAAAAAAGCAAGAAGTGGTGGAATCAGTTGTGTAAGGAATGTCAAAGTCCTCGCCAAACATTTGATAGTAAAGATCACTGAAGATTGCAAAATCATCAGGAGTTTCGTTGTTCCAGATCTTCAGGATTTC